GTTCCGCCGGGACTAATCGAGAGTGGGTCGACCTGCGGTGAACCAAGGGTATCGTAGCCAAACTGATACCTACCTGAAGCGTCGCCTCCTTGTCGTCCAAAGTATAAGCCATCTTGATAGCTCCCATAAAACTGGTCTTGGGGGAATGTTGGCCCCGGCATAGAGTATCCGGCATTGTCACCAAGAAAAGCCATCTGTGTGTCGGCGTACGGCATTTGCCCACCCGACGGGTTCATATTGTAACTCCCCGCAATCCGAGGCGCCATGTCGGTGCGCCCTTGACCTGCATATCCATAGGCTGCGTTCAGAAGCGGGTCGTTGTACTTAAAGTTGGCCATGCTGCAAAGTTAGTTAACTCTGTCGTTATGAAGGCGTGAGCGCTCATAAATCGCGTTGATGGCGTAGAGCTCGTCCTTCGTGGTAGAAGAGTTTGTCAGTTTAATTTTTAGATAGTAGTCTCTCAGGCGGTCACCTGCAATGTGCAACGCGTTGGGGATGCTTTGAGCGACAAGGATGTCACCCACATTGATGCCAGTGTTTGCACTGACGTTGAGAGTGTTTCTGTCTTTGACGCTTGTGATTGTTCGGGTGGTGTCTGTACCGTTGGCAAGAAACAGCCTGTCCCCTGAGTTGAACGGGATGTTGTTCACCCTGCCCTTGAACTTAATCTCTCCCGGTGTAGATACGTCAGTCACCTCGCCAATCGTAATCTCATCGAGGTGGCTTGACGTGCTGGTGTCGCCCGGCATGTTGCAGTACAGCATACCCTCTCTGAAACCATCCCCCGCTCTGAGCGTGCCGTCGATGTCTTGGTCCTTCCACATGTCAACCGTAATGGTTGATGACTGGTCGGAGTTAGATAGCTCGGCAGACCAAACAGAGTTGCCTTCAAGACTGAGAGCCTTGTACACTTTAACCATGGACGGGTTAATCTTGGAAATAGCTTCCACGATGGAAGTGTACTGAACGCCGTAGTAGTTGTTAACAATACCCAAGTCGTCGTGCCTCCAAGGCTTGCCGCTCGCAAAAGTCAAGAAGTCCTCAAAGATGCCAACGATGTCCTCTGGCTCAAACGAGTACTTGGATGTCCACACCTTGGACTCGTAGTTGTATCCGATAGAACCCCGCTCTGCCACAACAACCGCACCCTTCGATGCTGTGCCCGAACCTCCGGCATCCTTGGCTCCACCCGCAGTTTCGTCAAGGGTTCCGAGGCGTGACTTGATTGCTTGAGTCATCTTAGCGAAGAAGTTGCCGTCTTTGTCTGTTACAAGGAAGTCGTGGGTTGTCTTTGGAGTAAGGCTGGCGTCCACGTAGCCTATCTCTCGGGGCTGGTCTACAAGCACGACACCCTTCCCGGCCTGCTCCCAACCCAAGAATACATCCTCCCAGTTTTGTCTTTCGTTGACAATGTCGAGTGGAGAGCCCGCAATCTTGTGGACCTTCTTCATCATTGTCAAGTCAAACTTGCTGTTGTCGTCTCTGTCTACGGGCAAGTTCCTGCCGTAAGAGGTGCCGTCAACACGGATGTCTCTTCTGTCTCTGCTGTTGACAGCAACAATAATTTCTTTGTTGTCTGGGTGTACACCAATCATTGTAGCACCATACGCCATAGAGCCTTGAACCTTTTCAAGTCTTTCTTTGAAGTAGGAGTCAACCTTTCTGTCGCTGATGACCTGAATGCCGTTGCCACCAAGCATGCACACGGTACCCATCTCAGCATCCACAAAGAAGATAGTTCCCCCAAACGACACGGCCCCCCTGCTGTACTTGCCGATGCCATGGTCACCCGCGTAGTAGCGCTCGGTACCCAGAACCTTATTGGAAGCAATCATCATCCCCCCGTCTGCCGTAGCCAAGTAGTCTTTGCTGACAGGAGTCGATGACGCCTTTCTCTCATGGAGCATGGCGATACCCCCGCCCATGTCAAACATTCTCTGGATACTTCCGTACCTAAGATTGTAGTCCTTGAACGGGAACATGGCAGGGTTGAAACTAGAAAGAGCGAGTACCTCTCCGTCAGATGCGTACGGGTCGCTGTACGTGACTGACGAACTACGAACGCTCGTCTGCTCATCGGGGCTGTAGATGTGTGGCCTACCATAGTGGTAGTTTCTTGTCACAGTAGATGGCAAGAAGTCATTGAAGCCGGGGTCCTCTATATTCCTGCGAATGAAGTTTGCGTCTGTAGCGTTGGTGAGCTGACCCGGGTCGTAGCTTCCATTAACCACAGCAGATGTTCTCATGTCTCTCTGCCTGAAGTATGTGTCCCCTTGGTCAGTCAGATGCACGTTAACGTTTACGGTATTCTTCGTAAAGGCACACTTGGCTGCTCTTGATGAAAGCTCGACGCCGTCGGGGTTGGCGCCAAACGCCTCGGTGTGAATCTGGAACTGGTTGCCCGATATGTTTGGGCTCACCGTGCCCGGACCTGAATAAGGTGTTGACTCGAACACCTCGTACTCGTAGTATTCTGTCTCGGTTGCTTGGTCGTAAAATCTTCCACGAACTCTTTCTACCGTAAACTCGTTTGACTCATCCGGGTCGTCTGCGTTCAGTGGGTCACCACCTACATTGGGCGGGTTGTCAAATCCAAAGTACCCCCCTCCTGCAACGTCTGCTTCGGTCGCCAGCTTAACAGCGTTAAACTTATCTCCCCTGAACAGTCTTTGCGTAGACTTGCAGATGTTGCTATTAGTTGTGGTAAATACTACGGGTAGTTCTTGAGAGTAGTCCACGTCATCCTTAGAGTCCTTCTGTACGGGGAAAGATTCCCCAATCTCGTAGTACACTCTGTCTTCATCAACAACGTCGATGCGCGGGCGAAGGATTTCAATTCTAACATCCTGACCCCACTTGTTGACGGTAGCGTTGCTGTTTCTAATGTCTGAAGGTCTGAATCCCGGGTACTGAGTGTTGTCCCCTCTTAGAATAAGCATCCATCCTGAACGACGGTACTCGCCCTCTGCCGTAAAGTTCCCATCTTCCTGATTGGGAAGTACCAGCACGTTTTGCTCTGAGTTTGCTTGGAAGTATTTGTATCCAAGAACGTCAAAGAAGTAGTTCTTTGGGAACTGATTGACCAATGTTTCGCTTGACCCGGCTCCTGCGTAACTGACAATCCTAACCTTATCTCCGGGCCTGAACTCATAGTTGAGTCTAGCGCTTTTAGATTCTTTGTAAGAGTCAACCTTGCCCTCGAAAAATCTCATGGGCAGGTAGATAGCGTTGTTGATAATACCGACAGATTCAGCAACAGCCATACTTGGAAAGTTGCCAAAGTTGGTTACGTCAGTCACACCCTCCTCAAGAGAACCTGCGTCGACGTCATCCCCATCACTGAAGGACGGGTCTCTGATTACAACCTTGGACATATCCGCAACCAAGGCCTCGCCAACAGTCACGGTCAAACTGTCCTCAAAAAGTGAGTTGCCAGCGTAAACTATTTGATAACGCTCTGCCCAATCGGGAATGAACTCCTTGTCAAAGTTTACGTCGATGTCGTAAGGAACAAGGACATTGCTGCCGTTGCCTACAGGGGAGTCTGCTGAGCCGGAGAATGGGACGTAGGATTCTGGAAGCAGGTTCACATTGCTGCTTCTGTTTCTGTGGTCGTAGAACACAACGCCAAGCGGGTGGTGTGCTCCAGACCTAAAGGTCAGCCTGTTAACCCCAATGTCTCCTGCAGAAGAAACGCTAGGAGTAAAGTATGATGTTGTTGTTTTTTGGTCACGCTGCCAATCCAGAATTGCACTGTGGAAAATATCCTCATTGCCAGCCCCATCTGGGTTACCGTCAATCCCAGCCGTAGTAGCCTCCATGTCTATTTGGATGTCGGCTGCAGCGTCACTCCCGTTCAACAACGGCGTCGTTGTGTCTAAACCCCTAGGCTGGTCCTCGTAAGAAAGTCCGTCGTTGTTGATGTACACAGCAGGGCCTGCGTGACCTACCCGGTTGAATGTCATGCTCAGCTCCGACAGCTGGTACTGCACACGTAGCTGTAGGCTGCTGCCTCCGCTCCCCACCACAAAAGCGTTGGTCGCCTTGAAATCCATGTACTGTGAATCCTGAGCGCCACCACTATTTGTGAGCAGGTATCTGCACATCTTTTGTCCAGACAGTCTGTCCACGGTTCCCGCGAGGAAAGCACTTCTTCTGTACGGAACTCCGTGAGCGGTAGCGAATGCGGCACCAGAGACCCTGAATCCAAGGTTAGATTCTAAAATGCTGTTGGCCAGCTCCTGCGCAATCTCAGACTTTGTCATAGCCGCCTGAACATCAACCGTTGCGCTTTGAGCGTCAGAAAAGTTCGCGTTGATTCCTGCGATGCCACAGACCTTTGCGTATCCATAAAGCTGCCCTCCCAACTCAAGGTCGTCGTTACTTCCGATACTCTCTCCCCCATGAAAAAGCTTGAATGTCTCGCTTTGTATTGAGTTGTCGGATGCAGCCTCAGTGCCTTCAGGGAAAGGCTTGAACCTTCTATCGAACTCTCTCTTGCCCGTTTGATTGTCGTAGTTCGGGACAACCATTGCCCTTCTTCCTTCAACAGTCCAGTTAACTTCAAGCTGCCCTGCCACCCCATATCCTTCAAGAGGAATGTTGTCTAGGTTAATTACAACCTCAATACGGTTGGTATCACCCATACCCCAAGCCAAGTTTGGCTCATACACGCTGCCTGAATCTGCTGTTGTTCCGCTTGACCTAATTGCCCAAGGGACACTTTGTGTGTCCCCAGTAAACCTCATCTCTGTCTCGCTGCCATCTTCTTTGTCATTGACAAAGTATCCAAACAGGTTTTCGACGCTGCCGAGTTGATTGCCCGATGCCAATACCGTATCGGTTTGAGGCTCCATGTACACAAAAGAAGAGTACTGTGTCTTATGGTTGTAGAGAGACTTGTACGCGTGGTCAGTTTCACCGACTTGCGCTGTTTCAAATCCATCGCCGCTAAGGTTGACAGCAAGCTCCTCAATGCCTGCTGACACAGGAAACGAGTGGGTTGTCAGGCTGTCGTCCTTGATAAAATCTGGCCATGTAGTGGCGTCATATCCATCTACATAGTTGCCAAAGAAGAGTCTGTTCTCTGATACGCACAAAGACTTGGCCTTGTAGGGGACGTTGTCGAACAGCTTGTTTGTCTCTGCATCACCTACAATCCTGTAGGCCTTGGAGTTTGTGAACGTTTCTACGAGAACACTCTCATCGTATGCGGTGAACCTTTCGGCAAAAATATGCCAAGCTCCAGTGTTCCCGCTGCGAGCAAGGAACCTGATTGCCTTAACATCACCATCTACGTTACTACCAGTATCACCGTTAAGCCCGGCCTTATTCACCAGAACCTGAATCGCATCGTACTGCGTCAGGTAGAGGTCGGTCATCGTCCCGGTCGGATTAAAGTGGTCTTCGTAGTAGGATAGCTTAGAGTAAGGCCCGATGGCGGATACCTCACCGTCAACATAAACATACTGAGCAGCGAACTGAAATACGTTGTCTACGATTCTGTTTACGACTGTCTCATCTTCACCAGCTTGAATGAAGGTAAAGGTAGGGGGTCGCATGGGCGGCCTCTTACATACCGTGAGCGCATTTGACGCCGTAGTAGCTACGTCAATAGAATCGTCGTAGGAGCCGGAAAGGATTCTGCTGACGTTAATCTTTCTTGGCTCGTTAACGTCATCGGTGAAGTACAGCAAGATGTCTCCATTGCCCATCTTCACGACCTCGCTTTGAATATGAGAGTTTTTCTCAAAAGCCAGAGAGCTGCTTTGGTACAGCTTCACATAGTCGTGCTCAGCAATGTCGTACATGTAGATGCCGTGGTTGTCATTGCTATTCCACACGTAGTAGAACACCACCCCTCCCGCCTCGTAGCTTACGCTAGAAACCGTGTAGTTTGTTCCAGCAGGAATCTCGTCTGACGCATTACGGAATCGGCCCTCTCGGTTTCCCTGAGCTTGCTTGATAACACCAGCATCCTCTTCGTCGGCCACGGAGATGTCGACATTAAACGCATCTGTCATCTGGACAGACTGCACCAGTCGCTCGTCGTCATCCAAGTTTAGATAACGAGGTGTCAGTTTATCAATAGCCATCAGTACTTAGGCGCTTGCTTGAAGTTCTTACGAATCACGCGCAGTGCCTCATCCTTGTTGAATGTTCTCAGACGTGCGTTGGCCTTGCGTCTTTCGTTGTAGTATTCTTGTCTTGCGCGGGCCTTCTCCGCATTGGGGACGCCTCTCTTGCGCTCGATGATTCGGAAGTACATGTATGCGCGAAGAGCCTCCTCTGCTTCCACAGGAACTTGAGGTTCCTTGGCTCTAGCCTCATCAGCCACGTACTCCACCACGATTACACCAGTCGTACCTGAGTCTGTCTCAAGCCTGTTCTGGTCTCTGTTCAGTCTGTACTCGCCTGCGTAGATGCCGCCACCGAGACCGTAGGTCCGCCCCACAGCTTGGTTGTAGGCGTAGTTGTTGAAGAGCAGTGCCTCCTCCTCTCCGAGGATACCCCCACCGCTTCCGCTCGTGTCGTCCTCTCTGTCGAAGAATCCGTCGCCATCACTGTCCACAGGGTCGTCTACGTTCGTGTAGGCCTGAGACATGTTGAGGTTGCTGTTCATGGCCAGCGGGTAGAACATCCCGTCAGAGCCTGCGAGTCCAACCCTTACGATGCTTGCAAAGTCATCGGGCAGGTTGTAGGTGCCATTGGTTTCGGGGGACAGCTTGAGAGAGCGCACCTTGCCTGAGATGTCAAACCCAAACTCCCGGATGCCGCGAAGTGCAACCTGACGTAGAAAGGTTCTAGTCACATTGCCAGCATAGTCATCACCCTCAGTAGAGATGAGGAAGTCGTTGATGATGTCCGCTACGCCTACTAGGTTGTGTGCCATCTATTACTGTCTTTGTTCTTTAACGTCCTCCTGAGCTGCGTGCTGGTATACCTCCTTGTCTCTGAGGTTCACACCGATTAACAATGCAAGCTCGTTTACCAAGTCCATCACGTAGTGGTCTGGCAATTCAAAGTCGATGCTGTTCGAGTCATCGTAAACCTCCTTGTTGTTGGTCACGGTGTACGCGAACTTTGGGTAAGAGGCCGAGAGCGCTCCTGCCGTGGTAAGCCCTTCTGGGTTCTTGTAGTACACAAAGCTCACCCCCACCTCGTCAGCAGTGCCAGCACTGGTAGTGTCCTTGTTGAGAACCAAGTCGTGAGGGTAGAGCTCAAGCGTAAGCCCTGTAATGTAACACGCGGGAAAGGCTTTGGTCGGTCTGGACAATGTGCTAGAAAGGACTGCTTGAAGCTTGTTCGCATCCTCGATAACCTCTACCGGGATAACCTCTGCGTTGGTCGATGCGTTGACGGCAGCACTATCCGATGGGGAAGTGATGGACGCAGCAGCTGGTTCGTAGAGAACCTCAATAACCCTGTTGAAGTTGGTAGGCAGAGCCAAGGGAACATTCAATCTTGGGTATGTTGTGTCTGGGTCTTCGTCAAGCTGAACCCTAGTGATGAACCTAGATAGGTCTTGCTTGAGCCCACGGATGCGAGACTCAGCCATGCCGGGGTCTGTGCCACGAAGGCGTGCAGCTTGGGCCCGCTCAAGCTCCATCCAGATGTTGTTGTACACCTGCTGCTGTGCAGTACCTGCAAACTGATTGAATACCGCAGGGGTGACGAATCCTCTCTCGTCTTTGTTTGCTAGTCCCTGAAGCGTTGTATAGACCTCTCGTACGCTGGCCATGTTGTTACTATTACTACCAGCAAATATAAACAAAAAAGGGCCGCCCTAAGGCAGCCCTCTTCCGCTAGGGTTATGGGGTTAGGCAATCTCCGAGAGTTGCCGTTCAATTTCTGTAAGTACAGAAGAGCCCTTGTCCGTGAGGCAGAAGCGCGTCAGGACATCAACTTCGTCCTGTCCGACAGGCACCCCTACGATTACTGCACCGCTGTCGAACCATGTGATGGCTCCACCCTTGTAGCGCAGAATCTGAAAGTCAAAGGCCTGCATGACTGACACGCGGGTCTGGACGATTGGGTTGTCGAAAAGGTCGATGAACTCCTGTGGCTTGGTCTTAGCAGCATTCACGAGAGCACGCTTGATGGCGATGTTCTCTTGGTTTGTATTGATGTTCAAGCTAAGTGCAACAGGCAAAAGCTCTTCGATAGAGCGGGACTTAATCATCTGAATCGCGTCAGTGACAAGGAAGTCTCTGTCGATGGTTGATTCCACCTTGGCTTCGGTATCGGCCATCTTGAAGATAGAACCACCGTTGGCTACGTTGCCCGGGTGTACGTTCAAGAACTCACGAAGGTTTGGCTTGGTGTAAGGAACCATCAACACGTTCTGACGGAAGATGACTTGGCTACGTGTAGCTGCATCGCTCTGCTCGTCTCTCCAGATGGAGGGCTCGTTGGCGCAGTAACGAATCTCGCGCACTCTACCACTCTCTTCGTCGTAGATGTTGACTCGGTTGTTGGCAAGCTTCAGGTAGACGCCGCCCCCGTAGGAGAAGTAGTAGACGTCCTGCTTGGACTTGTCCTTGAGGTTTCTTTTGATTGCTGGACGGCTCCGGTCAGTGGGAGGAGCATCCACGATTGCCTGTTCTTCAACGACAGGCTTTGCCGCAGCCGTTGGCGCGGTCTTCTTAGCGGGTTTCCGCTGGATAGTTTCTGTAGACATGATTAAAAGAAATTAAAGTCAAACGAGTAGTAAGTGGGAGGAGGCAATTCCCCCTCCCCTTACCATATATCACTTACGCTTACGACCGGTCAGGCCGTCGGTAATAGCTGTAATCAACATATCGACGTAACCAAAGACGACATTGTCGGCCTCGGATTTCGTGAGGTTGACCACGACCTTAGCAAAGGCCGCTAGTCCGATGAGCAAAGCTGCCCAGTTTTCAGCGATAAACGTCCACATTAGGATTGGCTATTAGCTGAGTGTGATAGAACCTGAAGCATCGCCCACACCAGTCACGAACCAAGTTGGTCCGTTTCCAGTAGTAGAGGATGAAACACACTTGCACTCAATGAAGTCTCCCTCGGTAGCTGTAGAAGCAGCAAAGGTGAGTACGTCGCGGTCAGCAACAGGTGTCGCAGAGTTGTTGATGTCGATAGTTCCGAAGAACAACTCCTCAGCAGTAGAACCGTCAGTAGTTGAAGTGATGGTAGCTCCGTTGGCACCCATTGCAGCATCCAAAACGAAGGTGTACTCCAGTCCAACGGCAGGCGTTGGGAGCTTCAAATCGACGTCGTCGTTCACAATGACAATAGCCCCTGAGTCAGCAGCAGACAGAGTACCTGTAGCTGGCTCAATAACGTGGAAACGAGCGACAACAGGAACACCGTTGATGGTGGCAGCGCTTACGCTAGTCACGTCAGCGAGACCTGCGAAGTCGTTGGTCACATCGTCGAGGACAACAGTGCGCTCACTCTTGATGAGGTCAGCCAACCCGCGTGCAACCTCGTGCTCCGTACCTGCAGTGCAGTTCAAAGCGAGGGCGTCACGGGTAGGAGTGTCACCAGAGTCAACAGTTCTAAAGTTTGCAGTAACCAAGGTGGCTGCGATGTTCATTGACTCAAAGTCTCTTGAGTTGAACACAGCACCTGCGTTAGAGGCAGTCTTTACAATAATCATTTGTTCTAGGTGTTAAAGGTTAAAGATTAGGCCTTAATCAACACGTGTTGGTTAGCAGCACGAGTCACCAATGCACACTCAGAACGGTAGTTGAACTTGGCCGTGTCCTCCGTCGTGTTACGGAATCCGAGGATAGAGCCAGTCACCCAGTGCTCCAACTCACGAGAGTATCCACCTGCAGCCTTGTAGTTCAACTCCAAAGCAGGAGAGCGGTCACCCGTAGTTGGGTCAGTCACTGTAGCCAATGGGCACATCACACCAGCAACCAAGTTGGCAGCTTCAGTAGAGCCTCCCAAGAGCGTTGGGTCATTCAACAACTTCCAGCTGTGCTTGTGGAAAGTGTATCCACCGCGTGAGAAGGAAGAGAAACCGAGCTGAACAGCCATGTCAGGTGAGTTCTGGAATGCACCGTATGAAGCGGTGACACCAGCGATACCAGCCTTGGATGAACCGCCACCCTGAGCGACCATGTCGTCGAGGCGCAAGTTCTGTTCAGTGTTCGCGTAGATAGCGTACTCAGGAGCGGAACCCTGCTTGTCGAACTCGATAATGAGGTCGTCCAAGTCAGCGAAACCACCGTCGTTACCGACGAGTCCGTTGGTCACCAAGCCACGAGCCTCGAGAGCCGTGATGTAACCTTCGTTACCGTCGATGTCCGTGATGTTGCTGTTGGTAGCTTCCTGACCGAACAAGAGTGTCATTTCACGCTTGTCCAAGAAACGCTGACGGGCATCCATTTCGCCCTTGATGTACCAGCGGTAGTCGCCGCCGCCTACGTCAATGTAACCAATGTTGGTGGCCTGTGAACCAGTCACCTCGTAGTTACCCTTGATGATAGCGTATGGCTTCTGGTAACGAACCACGTTAGATTCAACGAATCTGCCGGGCTGCTCTGAACCTTCGGCCCAGATGTTACCAATCACTGGCATGTCAACGACAGCACCGTTACCCAAGGTAGAAGCTGCGTCGCGCAACAACTTGGCCTTGAAGGTAGCAGTAGAGTTCGCAGAACCCTCTTCGGTAACGACCGCACGGTCGATTCCGTTAATCAAGAGGATGTCACCCTTCATTGGGGTGTTTGGACGAACGTCACCATCACCGCCAGAAGCAATAGACGCCTCAGCGTCAGCTTGGCTTTCAGCAGTGAACGTCATCTCAGCCACGTTAGCATCGCCTGAAGCGTATCCAGTAGTAACCGCAGCGCGGACCTTCTGGTGCAGACGAGCCTCCTCGTAGTAAGTGATTTTTTCGGCAGAGCCAGCAGCCTTGACGGCTCCGGTCATACGCAAGAATCCGGTAATGCCCTGATTACCGTAAGTTTTGATGAGTTCTGGACGAACGTCAAGGGCGTTAATAGTGCTCATGAAATCACCCAGAGAAGCGTACTTCTCAGGCGTTGCCAATCCAACCTGTGAATAGGCACCTCCGACAGAACCGCCGAGTGAACCATGAACATTAGGAGAAACGATGTTGCTCATAATTGTTCTTTTTAGAAAGCGTTAAAACTTGAATGTCATCCCCTTGTCTCCTCCGATGGCTGCAGCGAGCTGGTCGATAATCTTGTTTCTCTGAGCTTCTGCGCTTGTGTCAACCTGCTGCTGTTGTGGAGTAACAGGTGCAACGTTAGACGCTTGGTGAACCACACGACGCTGCCCGTCGCTCATACCTTGTCGGTACACAGCGTTGACAATGCCGTCGATGTTGTCCATCACAGCTCTGTGAGAGTTCAAGAGGTCGTAGTCCCACTTGCCGTCATCAGAGACGTAGGAATCAAAAAATGACTCGAGGTTCGCATTCTTCTCCTTCAAAGTTGACTTGTACTGGTCGGCTAGGCCGTAGGTAAATGTCTTACCCGTAGGCAAATCAAATGAAATGCCGTCCAAGTTGTCAACCTCTCTGGACATGTTTGCGACCCACTGGTCGTCGATAGGACTCATAAACTCATCTTCGGCAGTGCGATTCGGGTCCGGCGCTGCGAACGCTTCACGAACTTCCTCGATGTGCTGACGAGCCTTATCCGCCGCCACCTTCAACTCCACAGCTGATGTTGCGATTTCCTCATCGGTGTACCTGTCCACGTCGAGCTTGTACTTATTGTTCATAAGCGTGTCAATCTCTTGCGCGGAAAGCTTTGGGTGGTCCATCTGCAACTGCATACGAACAGCCTTAGCATCATCCATTTCGGAAGTGTCCAAGGACTGATACTTGTACCAGTCGTCAATAGAACGACCCGTCTCCGTGACGAACTCGTTGATAGCTGCGACAGCTGGGTCGATGTCGGGCTTCCTGTTAAACTGCTGGGTCACGGCGTCGAAGTCATCGAACTTCATGTTCAGCCTTTCGCTGAGCTTCTGAAGTGCAATGGCATCTTCGTCGATTGCCTGCTGCTGCACAGGTTGGGGTGGAGCTTGTGGCTCCGTGTATTCTTGTCTGAAGACTACTTCTTGAGGTTCCGGCTCCGGTTGGGGAGCAGGCTCAGGAGCTTCCTGCACAGGCTCGGGAGCTTCTTCCGCTACAGGTTGTGCTTGTGGTTCCGAGGGTTGTGGCTCCGGCGAGGGTGCTGGAGCGTCCTGAGGTTCGTTCAAGAAGTTAGGGGAGTCACTGATTTTGATACCCTGAGCTTCAGCTGCTACTTCTAATTCGTGCTTAGCCATTTAATTAAATTTTGGGTGTGTTACTTATCGTGCTTTAGGCGCCCCCTTAGCTCCTGCGGCCAAAATCTTTCCTTGCTTGTTGTAAGGAGAGAACTCCAAGGATGGAGTGGCCTGACAGTAAAGGATGGCGTAGTGCGTGTTGACGGCCTGAGGCGTGAAGTGAGTAATCTCACCGTACACCACCTGACCGTCTGGGTAGTCGATTGACACCTCTCTAGTACCCGCTATGTTGTTCATTCTAAACGTAGCTGGAGTAGTGCGAGCATCATCTGTACCTGCATCAACACCGTCAACACCAAGCATCTCCACGCAGAAAGCAGGAGAGAATGGCAAAACGGTCACGTTGATTTTGTTGTCGTTTGCTGTAGCAGTAATGTCTGGAAGCTCAACACCCAAGTCCGCATCGCCGAAGACGTGGCGCGGTGAATCTGGTGCGAGGTACAAAAAGCAGTTGGTTGAGACAACGGCGGCTTCGACCAACGAGTAGGTGCCTGAGTACTCAGGGAAGGTGTTGGAGTTTACCACAACCTTGGCGCCCTTGAGGAAACAGTGAGCGGCGAAGGTTGCCTCCTCCCCGTACATGTTCACCGTCTTGACGGTCGATGTCGTACCAATCTTTACTTTGTAGTAATCGTTGGAAGAGTCATACACCCATCCGTTGGTGCCGTCCATGTCAACAGGCACAGTCTCGTCCTTCAAGACTTTGCCAGCCTCGAAATCTTTTTCTCCGCTGGTGTTACCACGCAAGATGATTGTTTGAGTTCCGCCCGTGAGCATCCGGTTGGTAGCCTCGTCTCTGCCGAGGAATCTGCTACCGTTCTTTACATCGTGTCTTTGAAATCCCATGTCTTAGATGTTAGGCGTCAGTTCCGTAAACCATGAACTCAACCAACGTAGGGTTGGTAGTCGCGTACGCTTTAATGTCAATGCCTGCATTGAGCGGCATGATAGCGAAGTCGCCGCCAGCCAGCTTCAAAATGACAGGGTTGCCTGCCGTGGTCCCGTCGTACACGTAGATGTAGTCGGAAGCCGTACTGTCTGTGTTCTTGACGTACAAGTACGCAGGGGCTGAGAAATCAGATGCCGTGTACAATGTAGTTGCACCTGCACCAACAGCGGTAGCCGTCACGGGTCTACGTGCCAAGCCTGTAGTGTTAGCTGCAGTGGTTTCCATAGACACACTGATTCCCAGCGTCTCAGACAGCAAGTCTGTGCTCGTCAGGGATAGTTGTGCGGTTACTGTTGCCATTAGTTATTCTTTGATGCAAATATATGAAACATTACCACTTGACTTTGTCGGCCCAGTAGGCAGCGCTCATCTTGCCTTTCTTAATGTTCTTGGCGTGTCTAGCCTTGAAGCTTGCACGCTTCTTCTTCATTCTATCCGACTCACCAGCCTTGGGCTTGCCAGCAGTCTCAGCTCCCTTCTCTCCAAAGCGGATGAGCTTGACTTTGTCACCCTCTTTTGCCAACACCATGTGTGACTTCTTGGGGTGACTTGGTGTAGCCTTTGGTTTGTTGACGCCTTTGAGTCCGTGCTTATTTAGCATGCGCTTAACGCGCTCTCTCATTGCCTCTTTGCTCATCGTCTCATCAGTTCTTGGATGATGTCCCTGTTGTCTTGGTCCTCAAGTTCGGGGCGTGTACCCTTGCGCTGAGAGATAAGCTTGGACTGAGCCACAGCTTGCTTCTCAACGCGTGAGTCTTTTCTATCATCCTTGCTCTTCTCGAGGTCCATGCGGAACTGCTTGTCTGCTGCCTGAAACTGTGACGTCATCTGGAGCTTTGCCATTTGAATCTGACCCTCCACCTGTTGACGCATCTGCAGGAGCTGCATGTCGACCTGACCCTGAGCCTGAATCTTCTGTAGGTCAGCCTGCGCCTTCATCTGCACCTCTTGCATACGCAGCTGTGCTGCGGCCTGCTGGGCCTGCATGTTCACCTGTGCTTGCATTTGCATTTGCTGCTGCTGTTGCTGCTGCAACGAGGCGATGCGGCGTTTGCGTCGGATGATGAGGACTCTTTCTGCTTGGTCCAAATCCTTGAGACGACGGATTGCCATAGCATCCTCAAGGTCAATCTCTCTTTGTGCAAGTGACTGTTGGATGTTTTGTTCGAGTAACAACTTGGCTTCATCTGACATCTCTCGCTCAACAATCACACCGTAGTTGTGAAGTGGCAGAGAAGCAAACGAAGAAAGAATTTCCATGCTCGTGCTTCCGATGGCTCTTTCGTACGCCTCGTAGATGATGGACTCTGGGGGCAAGACCTGAAGGCACTTGACCACGTCCTCACACACTCTCTTGTACAGAACAGAGGCGCCATTGGTGATGTCGTTGATGGCGTTGTTGGCTGCAGCGAGCTGCTGCTGACGCACACCCACAAGGGCATCTGACTTTGGTGAGCTACCGTCAAGAACCTCGTTGACACCCGTGACATCACGAATCATGCGGAGGTAGTGGTTGTACAAACCAATAAGCTCGTTGATGTTCCGAATGGTATTGTCCAGTGGCCGCACAGGCGGGTTCTGGAATCCACCCTCTGGGTTCTTGCTTCTGTAGTAGAAGACACCTGTCTGCTCGTAGATGTCCTGAATGTCGAGAGGCTGAAGCTCTCCACCGTTGCCCAGAGACACATTCTCCAGACCCTCGATGTCCACAATCAAACCATCAGGCTTAGCCTTGGCAATGGCTTGTTGAATCTTGAGGTGGGTCAGCTGAAGCTGGTCAGCAAAGCCGATGACAGACGACACCATAGACTTGGGCATCTGACGGCGGAAGTTTGTTGCCACAACGCTGTACGAAAGACGAGCGCGTGTGAGGTCGTGCATGTTCTTCGGGATGTCCCGCTTCATGCCGTAGTTGAAGAGAAGCCCGCTACCGATGACATACGAGCCACCATACACGCACATGTTGGGCATGGTGTGAATCTTTCTGTCGTACACTGAGTCGCTAGGCAGCTTGTAGCTCTCGCCCTTGTAGTAGAAACCAATGTTTCCAAACTGCGAGGTCTTCTCCTCGTAAATCATATCGTCGACGCCAAGGAACTCGAAGTCCAAGACGTCAACCAAGTATTCATCGTAGCCGTAGACATGGGCGCCACGGCTTCTGTCGTACACCGTCTGATTGAACTGGGAAGCGTTGTTGTAGCTTCTGTTCATCACAGACTTAGCAATCTTCTGGTACTCCTCCTCCGGGATGTCTGTACCCGCCATGCGCTTCAGGTCCTGAATCGACACACGCTTGACGTGGCCTGCGTAGACGATGTCAGAGAAGTTTGGGTCTTCCGTGCTGGAGTGGATGAACTGCGCTGGGTCCACATACTCCGTCTTGATTCCGTAGCTAGGGTCGTTGCTCCTCTTGACAACAGCCATACCGTTGACCACGAGGTCCTCCACGGCGCGGCGGAACACGTTGTCATCAAAGTCATTCCAGTCGAGGGTGAGCTTAGTGGCAAGTTGAGCTGCCACCTCAGCACTGGTCTTGATACTATCAGCCAAGTAAATTTCAGCCTCCTCTGAGTTGTCAGGCAACCCCTCGGGGACGCTCGCTGTCTTCAGGCCGAGAGACTTTGCCTCCTCGATAACCTCTCTTTCTTCAATAGCAAACTTGGCCAGAACCTTCTTCTTTTCCTTCTCGTCCTTCGACATCGGGTCGATGGCCTCCACGTTTGGGCGGAACTTGCGAGAGAGAATCTTGTTGACTACAATCCTAACAAACTTAGGGATGATTGGTACAGGTGACCAGTCGAGGTTCAGCAGTGTTCCGTCACCGCCTTGGGTGTCCATGCTGTTCAGAATCTGCTTGTAGACTGCGGTATCCTGCGTGCCGTTGGCGTAGTCTCGGTTGCGCTGGAACTCTACCAAGCGCTTACCGAAGCCTGTAGAAAAGTCGTCCAAACCACCCCACTGTGCCTCGATAGATTTAGCATAGGAAATGCCATAGTCTTCGCTTGCTTTGACGGAAGCCGGAGCCATTGGGTCCGGGAACTGTGCATACGACTTTGGCTTATGGTGACCCTTCATTACTTACTGTATTACAGGCAATGTGCAAATATAAACAAAATCACTTAGCGGGCTTGGAGACCCCGCCGGGCGTGTAGGTGTACTTGCGGAAGAATTTTTTACCTGTAAAATCAGCTGGCTTTTTCTTTTGCACAACAGTCTGCGCTGCGAGCAATGCAAGACCTGCGCTAATGGTCAAGTCAAACTTCGTGCGGTTGTCGATACGGTAACCAATCCAGTCCTCAAGTGTGCGGTTAAAATACATCCTACCAATCTCTCCTTTCTCATTGATTCCCACATGGTTGTGTATGTAGTCTTCAATCGCTTGTGCATGTGTGTGGATGACATCCTGTGAGTTAGACGGGATGCCTTTCGTTTTGGTTGCAACAGAACCTGTGGTGGTGAGGTGCTGAGGCCTGTCCAGTAAGTAACCGTCGTAACCCCTTGACTCAAAGTACCTTACGATGCCGTACTTATTGTTCTCCACGAGGAGCGGGTAGCCGTAGAACACAGCCGCCATCAGGATGTCTTCGTAGAAGATTTTTGCCATAGGAGGGCGGGAGCAGTACTCTGCAACGAACATGTTAGAGGGGGCCCGCATGTTGAATTTGTTGTAGATGTGACACGCTCCCTTAGAGCCCCTCCCGTCCGTAGTGGCGTCGATGTCGTAAGAGTCAACACCACCACAGCCAATGAGTTTGTTTGGCGCAATGCGTTTGCCCCGTTCGGAAACCTTGAGGTTCCTGAGGTCTGCAGGAGGCATCCATGATACGAACCACCTGCCCTCAGAGCTTGGAACAAACACAACCTCTCCGTCCCTTACGCCTCCTTTCCATGTAAAGTTTCCACGCACCACGGGGTCTGGGTACATGTTCTCGTTGTGGTCAATCTGCTCATAAATCTTTCCGATGTTGAACAGAGAGCCTTCGACGCTATCTCGGAACGCCTCGTCTGTGGTGAAGGGGAACTGACGAACAATCTCGTTCATCTCCCGGGCATCATGCCTGAGAGCCTCCCTTTCGTTTTTTAGAAACTCCTTTGCGCCTATCTCTACGGTTTCCCCGTCCAGCGTCTCCACCTCCTGTCCCGGAGTCTCGATGATTGGCTTCCCGTACTTGTCGAAGAATCCCTCTAAGGCTTCGTAAGCCGGAATAAAGATTCTGTACAATCCGGAGGTTGTCCTGCCGTTTTTGTTGCGTTCTTGTGGGTCGGAATCTTTCCAAAGCTCTTTGTATTCCTGACCTCCTTTGTCCATCGGGTTGACTGTGCTGCCCACAAGCGCCTTCCCGATAACACGGCGTCCCACAATCAAGCAAGTCCGTTGTATCCTCCATGCTTCTCTAATGTCTGTTGGTTTCTCCCACTTGCCTGCCTCATCGAGATACAAGATATGCAACTTCTCACCATCGTACGCATTGTTCGTGGTGTTTTTCCAGTTAATGATTGTGTTCAGGGCGTCGCCCTTGACAGAGGTCTTGTTGTTTTTGGTAATCCTTTTAGACGGTTCTCTAAACGCCAACTCCATTCTCGGGTTGGTAGTACCGTCTTGGATGGGCTTAAAGAAGAACGGGTAGGACTTGAAGATAGCTACGACCTTCTTCATGAAGACGTTCTCCTGCGCGTCCTTACCCGTCTTCGACTGGATACCCAAAAGTTTGTCCTTGACCTGTGTGGCTTCATCAACTAGAACGCAGGCGGACATGTTCGTGTACCCTGAGCGACGACACTTGGTATACAGTTGACCAAGGCATCTGGGGTCAGCCTCACACGCGGCCTGATGGATGAAGAGCTTCCGTTGGAAGTCTAGGAAACTAGGATAGCCAATATCTATCTTGCTCCACTGAAGCATCATGTAGTGACGCCCAGTGATGTATGTAGGTTCTCCGTTGTTGTAGAACCAGTAGCCCTCGCGCCTTCTACGGAACTCCTCCTCGATGAAGGGAGAGAACCTCTGGCGAAACTCCTTGGGCATTTCATACCACTCGTCCATGGATTTGATGCGAGCAAGCTCAGATGGCATCTCGCTCCTGTTCCAGCACTGCAAGTGGTTCGGCAGGTCGTGGCCTGCAATCTCTTTCTTCGGTGGTTTCTTTGGCAGACAGATAGGAAGCCCGGAGATGTCAATGACTTCCCCGAGTGTGCCGCGCGGGCAGATGGATACGACTGGTTGGTCGTGCTTCTCTATGTCTACCAGCCCCGTCACTTACTGAATCTTTCTGCAAACCCGCCTGAGTAATCCTTTGCTTCGTCGATAGCTCCGTTTTCGCTTAGGTCCTTGACCATCTGCTCCAGACGCTGCCTTTCGATTAGCAGTTCTTTGCAATCGGTAGCGGTCTGCTTGATGGACTGAAGCTCAGCCTTGCGTGCAGCACCACCAGCCTCTGGGTCGACGGGTCGCTTGACCTCCTCAATCATATTGTTGATTGCGATAGCCATGCTATCCATCAGCCTGCGAGAGGCCTCGATGGTCTCGAACTTAGGCTTCCTCGACATACATCATCTCTTCTGAGCGCATGCGAAACACGGTGGTGTTATCTTCCAATCGCATCTCGTAGTCTCGGTTCTTTTTGAACCCAACGATGTCTCCTGCTTTTACGCCCTGAGTAATCATATCCTTGGGGCAGCAGAACACTTTCGCCTTGAGGTGCGTCTTGGGCTTGAGGTCAACCACGATAATCTCGCTCTCCTCTGGTTCCTCTTCTTCGAGTGGCTGAAGGAATACCCAGTCCGCAAGCATGTGGAGCTCACCAGTATCCTTGCTTCGGTAAGCAATCGCATGGCAGCCAAGGGTGTTGTCTGGGTCGTACCCCACAATGAACCTGTCCTCGTCGTCAACCTGAATCTTCAAGGCATCAGACATGACTACGTGGTGGTGGAAAAACAGGGTGTCTCCCGGCTTGACATCCACGTCGTACTTGACTGGGGTTGACGTCACCTCACCGTACATGACGCGTCGCTCGAACTCCTTCCACTTAGGGTCGACGTAGAGCGACGTGCCGTTCTCCAGCTCGATGGTGTCGTGATGAGTCTTCTCAAGCTTCACCACGAAGTGATACAGCGCCTTCATTCAAAGTTGCAATCGTATTCAACAATGACCGGGGTGTTCTCCACAGTCTTCCACAGGTAGGACGATTCACTGTCCTGAGTGTAGATGTTGTACCTACGAATGTTGTACTTGAACATAGCGCGGTCATCCTCCTCGATAAGAACAACCTTTCCTGCGCCAGCTTTCATGCCGACGTAGTACGCCATCGCATCCTTCGGATTGGGACCGATGACGATTTTCCTGATTAAATTTTCCATTGTATTAGTTGAGGTTGAAGCCTAGGTCGCCTAGGTCGATGTCATCAATGTCGATGTCATCATCTTCTTCGGTAATCCTTTCGTAAGAGGCCATGATGGCTGAGAACAACTCGGCAAGTTCTTCCGGGTTATCTACATGCCATTTGCTGGCTACCTGCCAAGCGGGACCAATATCTGGGATGTCGTCGACGATGCCGAGCCCAAAGATGTATGCCACCCTTTCGTTTACTTGATACTTCTCGATGACGTCTTCAAGCTGCGCCAAGACGTCTGCTACTTCTGAGATGAAGAGCTCCTTTAGGGTGGGGTCCATGGTTGTCATTATTGTCCGTTGATTACGAGGATGGTTGAAGGGTTGGTAGAGTTTCCGACAAGCTTTCCGCTGACGTGCCATCCGGCGTCGTCGTAGCACGTAAGCTCAAGGAAGCTCCCTACTGCTCCTCCGAGGTTGTCACTATCTTGGTCCAGCGTGAGCTGGTTGTGTGTAGAGACAGCAGCCGATGCGGTTGCACGGGTTACAGTCTGAACAGCAGTCTTGTTTCCAGTCGTAGAGACGTGCGTTATTGCGCCGTAGAAGTAGTCACCCGATGCCGCGTTGATGTTGCACGCGGTGTTCGACCCTACATCCACAAGAATGCGCAAGAACCTGCCTGCAGATGCA